GAGGCAAATGACCTAGACCCGGAGAACGCTGCTCTCTTGACGAGAGAGGCGCTTCGGGATCTCTGCCGTTATGACTTGTACTTCTTGTGCGTTGAGATTCTAGACTTCGGTGACTTAGAGAAACCGTTTCACGATGACCTGTGCAACTTTCTCAATGGTCCGGGCAACAACAAACTTGTCCTGCTGTCGCGTGGACACCTCAAGTCCAGCATCGGTACAGTAGGCTATGGGGTGCAAAGAATTTTGCGCGACCCAAACATACGCATTCTCATCTCCAATGCCACGGAGGAGAACGCAGTAGACTTTGCTGGGCAGATCCAAGTGCAGTTCCGCGAGAACACTAAGCTGATAGACTTGTTCCCTGAATATCAAATCAAGCAAAAGCGATTTACTCCGAAGCACTTTGTCTGTCCAGCGCGTACTAAGACCTCCATGAAGGAGGACACGGTAGAGAGCGTGGGCGTAGGCACCAACATTGTGTCTAGGCACTACGACCTACTCATCAAAGATGACCTCGTGAACCTTCGTTGCATGGAGTCGGCAGCCGACAATGACCGTGTGAAGAGATGGCACGCAGCATCTAAGCCGCTATTGGACCCGCCCCCAAGTTGGTTCAAGGATACAACCGAGCTTGTCATTGGCACCCGCTGGCACACGAACGACTTGTACTCCGAGCTGATCTCGCAGAATTCCTACGACACGATGATCTGCGGTCTAAAGAATGATGACGGGGAGTATCACTTCTCGCGCTTCAGCCAGAAGATCGAAGACAGCATCATGTCAGACATGCAGGCGCTCCCCGGCGGGATGTTCCTGTTCTACTCTCAGTATTACAACGTGGCGAGGAACCCTGAAAATGCGATGTTCCGTGAGGACCACTTCATCGAGGTGTCTAGAGACGCCATCCGTGAGAAGCTACCAGCCCTACGCAAATACCTTCTTGTGGACCCTGCCACGTCCAACCAATACTACTCCGACCCAGCGGGGATGATTGTACTGGGAGTCGATGAAGACTCTCGCTGGTACATCCTAGAAATTCACAACAACAAGACCGAGCCAGAGAAACTGGTGAAGCAGGTCTACAAGATTTCGGAAGCTCACAAGCAGACAGGCAACCCCATCTACCGCATCATCTTTGAAGAACGCGGCCTGCAAAAGACGTATACCTATGCGCTACGTCTATACGGGGAAGCCAATAACTTGAAGCTGCCATCCATGATCCCTGCCAAGGTAGGTGGGAACATGACCAAAGAAAACCGTATTGATGGACTACAGCCCTTGTTTGAACAGGGGCATGTGGTTTTTGTAAAAGGGATTCCCAACCTTGCAGAACTCAAAATGCAGCTCCTCAACCACCGCAACGGTCCAAAACACGATGACCTTATGGACGCGCTTTCGTTCGCCTTGGGTTACGTCAAGTCACCCTTGGAAGGGATGCGTGAGATCGTCAGTGAAGAAGACCCCGTAATGAGCATGGATTACATTCGCAAGATTCAGCAGATAGCGTCGCAGGGTGGTGGTCGAGTCCAAAAGGACACGCCAGAATTCACCCCCGCTCGTATTAGGTGGGGCGCATAGTGGCTCAAATTGGACGCATACCCAAATCACTCTTCCGCAAGGATCTAGAATTTTGGCAGGAAGCCCTCCCGAGGTCGGAGGAAAAACTCCAGCCTTTCCGCGACATGTGGAAACACTTTGTCCTCATGGCTTCACGCCCTTACCTGACTGACACTGGGCTAGACAACTTCGGCGCTAACTGGATGTTCCCAGAGGCACGGTCGATGCTGTCCAATATCTTTGCGCGTGATCCATCATGGGAAGCACTCAACCCGGACCCATCATTCGCCAAGGATGCTGAAGTTCGTGAAACGATCCTGAACAACCTCTGGATCAAGATGCAGTGGTCGAAGCCTCTACGCAGAGCCATCAATCATGCGTGGTACAGTGGGTTTGGGCCTGTCAAACAGCGTTTCGTCTCCGGGTCGGCGGCACTGCCTAGGCTCTCGCCTTCGGACGAGATGGTCAGCCAAATCACCATTGCCTTGCAAGAGGGTGATGATGAGCGTTTTGCTGCCCTTCTTGAGGGTGTGGGTGATCCGGCTGCGCATGACCCCAACGAATTAGTAAACTTCCCGTCGCTCATCAATGTCCAGCCAACGCGTTTCGTCTTCGATCCAGAGCTTATGGAGTTCGACCTAGAGTCAGCTCGCTGGATCGGTGAGGAAATATGGCTACCGACTGAGTTCATCAAGGAAAGTCCACTGTACTCGAAGCGTGCGCGTGGGCAGATTGAGCCTACTGGCCGCATCGAAGACCGTGACGGAGAAGCCACTCAGGAAGAGTGGACGAAGATTTATGAAGTCCACGACAAGATGAATGGTCGCATCATCACGATGCAGCCTGACCAAGAGATCATCCTGCGTGCGATAGACTTTGACGATCAGCTCTATGACGCCTTGGCGTTTAACATCGTCCCAGACCAGCCGCTCCCAATCCCTGACGCTTCTATGATTGCGCCTCACGCACAGGATCTAGACCAGATCCGCGCTCGTGATAAGCGACTCATGCAGATGCAGACGATGAAGATGCTCTATGACGGTGAGATGTTCACCGAGCATGACAGCATCAGTGGACTGCTTGTTGGTGAAGACATGGCCGCCATCAAGGTCGAAGTGCCGCAAGACAAGAACATTGGGCAGGCGTTGTTTATGCCACCCATCGTCCAGCGTCCACCATCGTTCGATCAGCAAGCATCGCTCGTCAAGGATGACCTTCGCTTTGCATCCGGCGCTTCAGAAAGTCGCTCGGGAATCGCCAGTGGTGGTAGGCAGACGGCAACACAGATCAAGTCATTAGACTTTGGTACACAGGTACGCTTCGCATCCAAACTTACGATGCTCGAAGAGTTCCTGTCTAGAATTGGTAGGCGCGTTATTGACCAAGTTGAGAAGCACTGGCGTCCAGAGATGGTCGCGCAGTTCTCCGGCATGTCCAATAACGAGGACGAGCAGAAGGCAAGCGAGCAAGAGCTTGTTGACGTTGCCCTTAGCGAGTTCGAGTCACCAACAAATGTCCCACAGATTGTCCCAAAATATATCCTAGCGGGTAAGGGGCAGTTTGTGATTCGAGTCAAGGAAACGAGTACCGCGCCACAAGATGAGCTACAGCGCATCAACAAGTCGCGCCTCCTGTACCTTGACATGATTGGTAGTCCAGCGGTGGATAACCTCTGGGCTGCAAAGTGGTACTTCGGGCAGTTCGTCCGTGGCGTGGATAATGCAATGCCTCAAGGCGATACCTTGCAGCAGGCGCAGCAACTTGGTCAAGGCCAATTTGCGCCTGTGGGGGCACCCAACGATCCGGGTGCGCAAGGTCAGGGCCAACCAGAGGGAGCAGATCCACAAAACCAACAGGGTGGACAACAAGTCCCGCAGTCGCCTGATACTGTGAGTGGAGGTGTTGGCTAATGCCCATGTATGTATGGGATTGTCCAGAGTGCGGCAGGGTGGAAGGGGTTCAACCTATTGAATCCATGCACACCTGTGTGGAGTGTGGCGGTAATGCCGACCATAAATGGCCCGATACTGTATCCGGCCAAGGCAGTCAGACTCCGTTCGAGCCGTACTTTGATGACATGATGGATTCAAAGCCTATCTACATTGATAGTGCTGCGACTCTAGACCGTGAGGCTAAGAAACGTGGCCTTACTGTCACCAAAGAAGCGTCGGCACCACCGGAATATGCGCGTAAGAAGTCGGCCAATAGTGCGCCGACCAAGCAAATGCGTAAAGCATGGCTGCATGATGCAGCGGGAGGAAAACCCATTGGATAACCCAGTCACTACAACTAGCACAGACTTCGGTTTGGACGCTGGCCCAGTTGACTTTAATACGGATACAAGTCCGTTTAATGATGACCTTCGGTCCAAGTCTATGGAACTGGAGAATCAAGCAACACTCTTCAACCCCGAGGAGGCACCCGAGGAGCTGCGTGAAAAGGCGGGTCAGTTTAATGCTGGCTTCACCCAAGGAATGCAGAAGCTCTCGACTGTCCGTAAAGAGTATGAAGAGAGATTGTCTAATCTGAGCGGCAAAGAAGACCTAGCGGATAAAATGGAGCAGTTGCTCGAAGACCCCCGCTTCCACTTCTTCCTTCAGAATGCAGACGACATTGAAGGTGTGATGCAAGGGCACACACAACAGGCACAAAACACTAACACTCAAGGAGTCTCGGGCATGGATCAAAACAATAACGAGGATCTTCTGGAGTGGGACGTTGGACGCCTACGACAGGAAATTGCTGAAACCGCAGCTCACGCTGCGAAAGAAGCTGCGAGCAGCGTTCTTAACGAACAAGTGCTACCTACACTCCAGAGTCTCAGCTCTGTGGTGACGGAACAGCATCAGGCTCGTGAGTCTAATCTGTTGGACAAACTCAAAGTCTTCAGCGACTTTGACGACCGGAAGACAGACGTGGTTGCTTTCAAAAAGTCCAATCCGGCTTCGACTTGGTTGCAGTCTTATAAGGCTGTAGGCGGGACGGGTCAGACATACGACCAAGCAAGCAACGACAACATCAACTCATCTCCTACGGTTGGTGGCTTTAACCAGCCCACGCTGAGTGGACCGAAGCTGACCTCACGGAAAGAATACGTCAACTGGGCTGCGGAAAAAGCCAAAGAACTTGGTATTAGGATTAACGGCTAGAAAGGCAAGTTATGCCGGGATCATTTCAAACAGGTAACGTAGGTCCGGGGAACTTTAGTACCCTCCAGACCCTCACTACCGCAAAATATCTGCAAGAGAATTTGTTCGACAACATCTCCTCGCGCAGCACGCTCGCAAAATTTTTCGCTGACAGCGATGTCAACGACAAGTTCCGTGAGCAGTTGGGTATGCGTCCTCGTCGGCGTCCGTTCCACTCTGGACAGCAAATCGAAGTTCCGGTTCGCTACCAGTTGGGCACGTCGAAGTGGATCAATGGCTCGACACCTCTGGATACTGCACGACACGAGTATGCAACCATTGGTAAGTACCAGTGGAAGGAGTTCGTGTCACCTCCGGTCAGCTTGAACCGTCGCATTAAGGCGATCAATGCTGGCAACGAGACGAAGATTCTGGATGTCATGTTGGCTGACACTGAGCAGTCCATGATTTCGATGATCGAAGACTTGGAAACCGCAATGGGCGGCACCAATGCTTCGGACTCGAACCAAGTCCTCGGTCTTCGTAACTTGGTCGAGGACTCCTCGACTTCCACGATTGGTGGTATTAACCGCACTACCAACTCCTTCTGGCAGAACCAGACATTCACGACAACCATTGCGAACTTCGGAACGTCGTTCGCTGGTTTCCGTGCGATGGAAGAACTGTGGCAGGACGTGGAGCGTGGTGCGCAGGTGCCCGACGTTATCTTCACCACGAAGGACATCCAGCGGTACTACCGCCAGTTCCTCGTAGAGAATGGTACGTGGAACACCTTCGAGCATCCCGAGCGGTCTTCGGACCTTGGGCGTGGTACACCGTGGTTTCACGGTGCGCCTGTGGTGCAGACAACTGGTGTTGCAGCAGAGCATATGTACATGCTGAACACTGACACGATCTTCTTGACCTTCATGGAAGGCCAAGACTTCGTTGAAACAGGTATGGTTCAGGAGTTTGGTAGCTTTAACCAAGTCTCCTACATCTACCTGATGGCTGCATTCTTGGTTACTGAACCAGCACGCAACGGTGTCATCACTGACATCGACGCATACTAGGAAGGGGGACAGACATGGGTGTAATTCGTGGACTTCCTTTTCCGGTTTCCGATGTCCATACATCACCGGAGCTGCCTGTCGGCACCATCGTGGTGGATGACGGGGACTACGATTACGTGTACCGCAAGGTAGATGCTCTCTCAGCTACTACCGCTGTGGGTGACGTGATGTCTCTTATGGCAACTGATGACGATGTTACCGAAGACCATTCCACTGGAACTGGTATCTACGGTGGCGTTGCTATCAATGTTGTCGCCGCTGACGAGTATTCGTTGTTCGCTTACACGGGTGATAATATCACTGCTGCTGTAACGACTTCGATGGCCGCTGGCGTATCGCTTAACGTAGACACGGGAACAGCAGACACGACCTTCGAGGCCAAAGCTGCTGCTACCGAGACTGCTGTTGGGCAGGCAAAGGCTGCGGAATCCGGTGGTACAACCACTGTGATTATCTTCGGTCGGCGCTAGAAAATTTATGGAGGACGGTGGGGGCATTTCGCCCCCACCACTCTGTTTTTATTGGAGTCTAGAACATGGTTACAATGAGCAAGCGCGATCTCATCAAAGCGGGCATCGACCCCCATCAGTACGAAATGCAAGGTGGTGGACAAGGTGTTGCTCGGCAGTATGCGGAAGATTGTCAGCCCTCAAAGGAACACCTTCTCAACGAAGAATTGTTGTTGAGGAACCCGAAAGAAGTTAAGCGGCGTCTAGAGAATGATGAACCCATTCCAGACTGGGCGCTTCACGCTTATCACAACATGATTGGTAGGCCCGAGTACGAAAAGAAGGTCGCTCACCAAGAGCAAGTTATCGAGTCCATTACTTCGGATAGACTTCCGCTCCCTCGTTATAGCTACGAGAAGCTGAACAGCTTTCCAGCCAATGAACTCGCTGCCATCTGCCGTATCTACGGGGAAGACATTGACTCAGATTCAGTCCTGCCGAGCGCGATGGTGGAACTCATCATCCGTAAGCAAGATCAGCAATTCAATGAGGCTTCCGTCGAGGAAGTTCCCAGCGAAGTAGACAACCTAGTAGACATCGACAAGGCCGAAGGCAAAAAGAAGAAGGCCGATCTGAAGGCAGACCTCGAAACTGAGGCGGGCATTCAGGCTAGACTTATCGAAGCTACAGGTGGTGGTACTGTGCCAGCAGAAGTAAAAGCACAGGCCGAAGCTGAAAAGGCGAACGCTCGGAAGACTGACTCTTAAATGGAGTAAGCGATGAGTTTGCAACTGCTGCGAGAGAGAACTCTAGACTATCTGGGCGAGGCGACCTTTTCGACCCTCGGCACCCAGATAGATTTTCTCATTAACCTCGCCCTTCAGCAGCTTTCCGAGGAATATCCTTGGGACGACACTCTGGAGATGCGTTATATACGCACGTTCGCCCCGTACAGTACGGGCAACGTGGACGTGACGCTCAACTCTAGAGACGTTGACCCCGGCACGTCAGCTCCCGGCTTTACATATGAGATGGTAGGTGGTGAAATCCTTTTTCAGGGTGACGCCACCTACTATGAGATCATCGAGTTTGTCCCCGGCGCTACAGCAGCGACCGACAAGCTGGTCATAGACCCGCCATACTTCAGTGCGACGGGCACCGACCAGACGTATGAAATCACGAAGTCTCGCTATGCGCTACCTCTAGACACAGGGCACATCTTTGTTGGGCGCTTCAGGGAGAACGATGATGTCGTCATCCCTACTCACCCTGTGATCGAGGACATGATTGATCCGAACAGGATCAACGCTGGCGATCCAACCACTATGCGTATAGCTGGCATGACGAAGCGTGACCTTTTTAATGACGGCACGGTGGCAGTCACCATCAATACAAACACTGCTGTTTGGACTCCGGGCAGTCTAGCGACTGGCGACATGGAGGCTACGTTTGTAGGCAAGAGCTTCAGGGTGGTTGGCGACCCAACGTCATACACGATTTACAATATTAACACCGCTACGGACACGCTCACGCTAGACCGTCCGTACCGAAGCACGACGAATGCAACTGCCGAGTTTGTTATTCAGCCTGAAGGCAGCCCCGAGCTGTCGCTGGAAAACTTCATTCCCGGCGAAGCCTTCACGATGGACTATCGCCAGTCACGCATTCATCCGTGGTTGATCCACAATGATGATGAGGTGTTGTTTAGGCAAAACATGTGGCAGGTGATCTACGCATTGGTGAAGTGGAAGGTGATGGAAGAGGAGCAGAATCCTGTTGCTCAGATCCAGCAAGCACGCACCCGCTACAACGCCTATCTCAAGAATGCTGTCGCCAAGAATTCAATCCTGCGTCAGAACTACATGGCTCCGTTACCTGTCAAGGTCAGCACGAGTCTAGGTCTTGGTAGTGGACGCTTCGGTGGACGCACGACTCTCTTCCCTTCGGGCTTTGGTAGGGTTATTAGATAATGCCGTTCTTTAATTTCGATCAAGGGTTCGGTGGCCTGTGGTCTAAGGGCACAGACGTAGCCGCTCCTCCGTTCACTGCGAAGGAAGCGCGTAACCTTCGGTTTGTTCCGGGCGGTATGCGCTCGCAGTACGGCTTTGATCGCATCGTACCTACTAAGACCCCTGACAATTCTAGAGTCGTAGATATCTATGACTATCAGGACGGTACGTCGCAGTGCGTCATCTGCACTAGCGCAGACAAGATCCTACAGCTAGACGAGGTGACGCCTGCTTGGACTACACTGAAGAGTGGTCAGTCTACGACTGGTGGTCTTGCTTATCCGGCTTCGTTCGTTACTGCCTTTGGTCGGTGCTACATCAACAACGGAGTTGATGACCCGCTGATCTATGACAAGACCGACGTATACTTGCAGTCCATCCCACAGCCCACACCCGCGCCTACAGCTACGGGGTCCAGTGGACAGACGGACGCAGGCTTCGGGGAGTTTAACGACTTCTCGAAGTACAACTACTTCTACGGAAGCACTAACCCCGGTGGTGGTGCTATCTGGGATACCGCACAGGACGTGCCGGATGGTTGGGATAACGTCAACAGAACTCGATGCCGCAAGACTGCCGACGTTAAGTCTAGTGCCGCTGCTGTTGTCGTGTACTCGGGCTATGAAGACGAGCCTATTGGTGGTCCGGGTAAGGGCTTGCAGCATATCAGCCAGTCTAATATTGACATTAACAATGCGTCGGCGCTTCAGTTCACGCAGAACATTGACAGTCGTGACCGTAATCCAGAGTGGTTGAGCCAGATTGTTCCGCTGCTCAACGCTGGCGACAAGCAGGTACGCATCGGCAGCCAGATCCGCAACGTGGTGAACGTATCGGGATTTTTTAACACCTATGTCGTAACAGTGGATGCCTCTTTTGGGTTCACCACTAACAACACGATCAACTACGAATACTTCAAAGGTCCGTTTGATGGACGCCTTCGTCTAGACATCACTGACCACCCTGATTTTCAAGCTGGGTTGACTGGTGGTGTCGCCTTTATGATGACTGCTTCTGTATGGGTCAAGAGCGCACTCGCTTCAAATGCTTACGTGTACTTGGCTGGTGATGGAGTAACAGGCGAGGCTGGCGGCACTGGCGAGACTGCCAGCGCATTCCATACAGGTGGCGACACCTACGAGCAGCTTACAGTCACGCATACCTTTGATCCGGCAGACGCCGACCCTGACAACAAGGGCTACCTGAACCTGATCGTTACTGACACCTCGACATCAAGCACGATCATTCGTAATCCGGGAAAGTTCGATGAAGCTCGTGTGATTGCTGGCGCTACGCCACCGTCTACTGGTGGTGACTTGTCCGGCACATTCAAATACCGCATTCAGTTTGTAGACGAGGGTGACGGAACCTTCTCACCTCCTAGCGATGAGTCCAATGTAGTCGAGGTAGATGGCGGCATCGTGACGTTGAGCGCCATCCCGGACCCTACGCCTATCACCGCTCCATCTCATCCGATCACTCACATCTACATTTATAGGGCACGCGCCCTAGACGATAAGGGCAACTTCGGCAGTTTCTTCTTTGTGGGCAAGGTGGCTGTAGGCACGACTACGTTTACCGACACAGTGCCGCAGAACGAGGCTATCCAAAACGACATACTCAACGATGCTGTTGGACCAGCACCCAAGGGTAGGTGGATGGTGATTTTTGAGGGACGCATGGTCATCGCTAATCCGGTGACTCCAGCCGAGCCTAGAGATGCACGCAAGTTGTACTACTCGGAGGTGAACTCGTTTGGTCACTTCCCCGATGACAACTTCCTAGAGATTGATACTGGTGACAACACGCAGATCACGGGCATGGCAGTCCAAGGTGGGCGTCTAGTCATCTTCACGTACAATGCCATCTACGAAATTCGTAACCTTGGCGACCCATTTGAGCGCGTGCTGAAACTCCACGATGGAGCTGGCTGTTACTTCGGTAAAACCATCTCGGTGTTTGAAGGCATTATCTTCTTTTTCTCCTCGGATGCTGCCTACGCGCTCAACCCAGACAGCACGTTGACTAGACTCTCGGACGAAATCGAGGGCTTGTGGGACATTTCGTATAGGCCGAATGACAGTCACCGCACGGTGATCCAAGACAAAAAACTTTGGACTGTCGCAGACCAGTTCCTCGGTTCGTTTGACATGGAGCAGGACTTTAAGTATTCGTTGAATGCGCCACTTGGTTTCTTCTTTACTGCGATGGAGTCTGTTCGTAGGCAAACAGGAACGGACATGTCTTACCAGTTGTACTTCTCTGACAACAAGGGCTACATCTACAAGATGGACAAGACATACTTCGGCTTTGGCGCTAACTCGGGAACGCTCTCGGGTACTGCGCTAGGCACGCATACGTCTACGACCATTGAAGATTCGACCGCTTCGTGGCTCACGGCTGGTGATGGTCTAGAGTCAATCAACATCATCAAGATCCACTTGACTGACCCGAACGACCCGGCTGCTTTCACCACAGAGCAGCGCATCATTGATGCTGGCAACACAGCTACAAGTATTACGGTCACGGCTGCATGGACTACAGTTCCAGTAGACGGTGACTCATATATAATTGCGCCAATCGCACTGGAGTGGCGCTCCAACTTGATAGACTTTGGCAACGAGGGCATTAAGAAGTTACTCAAGAGGGTGAGGTTCGCTGGACTAGACGAGGCGGCTCCGGGTGGGCCTGCCTTGTTTGTTCAGCTTATCGTAGAGTCTGACAGGCTGCGAGAGGAGGACTTTTATGCCGCGCTAATGTCTGAGAATGGACCTTGGTTCAGTACCAGACAGCGCGGCTACCTGCATTCGGTGGGCTTTAAGTATTTCTCCTCGGAGAAGGCTGTAGTCATCAAGGACTTGAGCATCGAGTACGAAGGAAAGAGTAACAACCTATGACCTCACGCTGGAGTCCAACCTCACCGAAGATCAATAACCGTCCAGACATCCAGAATGCCATCGACCGCATCTGGCGTGCCATTAACCAGCTCAATGGGGCTGAACTAGGGCAGGGTTCTGCTGGTGGTACTGCTGCGCCTAACAGCTTGGATAGCAACATCACAAACCAGATCAACACTCCCGGCACGGGTAGTGGTGTTCCGGGTAGCGGTGGCGGCGGCACTGCCGTTGATGCGTCCTTGCTCATAGACAGGGCAGGTACGCGATCACCCACAGAAAACCACGACTGGAACAACAAGAAGCTCATCAATGTGTCAGAGCTGGAAGTGAACACCTCGATTAAGATTAACGGCATGGATGTAGCCCTGCTACAGGATGCCGAAGACGCTCAAATGCTTGCTTGGATGGCCCTGTAATGCCTATAATCGCTAAACCGCTAGGTCAGGTGTCAGGGTCTAGTGCGGCCCAAGCTCTCTACACGGAGGCGGGTGGGCAGCGCACACTCCTAAAGACGGTTCTTGCCTGCAATACCAAGAAGAAGCCAGTGGCTATCTCGATCTACGATGACGAATTCAACCAAGGCTTCAGCTCAAGCAATGCTCTAGTCAACGATTTGATTCTGGCTCCGAAGCAAACCTTCAGCCTAGAAATCAATATCGTGACGGGTGTTTCAAATGCCCAGATCGGCGTTAAGGGGGCAGGGGTGACATTTACGGGATACGGGGCAGTCCAAACACTGCCGCTTGGAGGCTAGGCAAATGGGTGGTAATCTAATACCAGAAGGCGTGTCTAGTCCAGAGGGGGTAGTCCAGCCTGCGGGCACACCAGAGGGTGAGCAGTTTGTATCTGACCGCACGCTGAAACAGATTGGTCTGGCTCAGTTAGAGGAACTTAGAAAAATCAGGTCTGTCCTAGAGCAGGCCTTCAACGTAACAGCTATTGACGGAGAAGATTCATGGGCGCTGTAATTCAAGGACACGAAGGTAATCCTGTTGCCGCTACAGAAGCTGGCGAGCTGAAGGTTGAGGTTCGTAAGGATGTCGCAGTCTATTCGCTGAGTGGCACCTATGCCGCGAGTGCAGGCGACACGATCATCCACATTGCTAACACGGGTGATAACACAATCGTTATCGACAAGGTTGTGTTGGCTAACACTGCTCTCTCTGCCTATGTAGCATTTCGCCCTGTGGCAGCAACCATCGCTGGTACAGGTAAGACAGCGAACGCTATCGACAATGGCGCTTCCACTGTATTAAACGCTACCTTTACTGAGGACGAGACTGGCAACTCGCAGGCGAATGTCATTAGACAAGGCAGCATGGCTGCCGATCAGGAAGTAGAGTTCGCTCCCGGCTGGACAGTTGGCTTTGGACAAGAACTTGGGATCGACTTGATTGCAGCAGGCACTTGCCGCTACACCATCGAGTTCCGCGTAGAGGAGTAGGTTATGGTTGTCCCAGTAGCTATTGGACTTGGGCTTGGCTCCGCTGCGCTTAGTGGCGTCTTCGGTGCGCGTGCCGCTGGCGATCAGCGTCGTGCTGCCAAGGATTCACAGAAGCAGTTCCAGCAAGCGATGGCTTTGCTCCAGCAGTTCCGTGAGCGCATTAGGCAAGACAGTCTAATCAACTCACTGAAGGAGCGGGCGCAAGAGTTGCTAGATCCGCGAGCTGAGTCAACTGTGCGCGAAGCACTAAACACACAGCAGTCGGTTGCGTTGCAGAATGCGCGTGGCGCACAAGAGCAGAGGTCGGCCCGTCAAGGCACGACGAACTCTGGTGCTACGCAGCGTGGCTTCAACCAGCTCGAAGCTGAGAACGCTAGGTCACGCTTTGGTATCGAAGCGCAGCTCCAGCAAATTGGTGGACAGCTTGGCATACAAGCATCGCAGCTTGGACTCGGACCTGAACTAGCATTGACACAGCAGCTCGCTGGACTTACTGCTAATCAGCCGATCTTCCAAGAGGGTGGCAACCAAGGATTCGCAGAGCTGTTTGGTCAGCTCGGTGGAATGGGAATCGCTGGTGGCCTTGGCGCGTTTAACCAAGCGGCACCCAAAACAGGGACGGGTTAAACATGGCTACAGGCAAAGGTGCTGGCACCAAAGGTGAAGACACCAAAAAGAAAATCACCAAGGCTGGTGTGACCAACAAGAAAAAGAAGAAGAAGGAAGATCCGACTACCGCCCAACGAGTCCTAGAGCTTGAGGCTCAATTGAGCAGTCTCAACAAGACTATCAAGACGGCACAGTCTACTCCGGGGTTCGATGAGAAGGACGAAGCGAGTCAGCGCCACCTTATAGGTCTACAGGACCGCAGGGACCGTGATCTTTCAAAGCGCATTCTAGACCTTGTAACCAAGGACAAGAAAACGACGCAGGACTCACAGTTTCAGCAGAACCTCAAGACCTTTGCGGCCATGCAGCAGCTCAACCCTTTTGCTCGTGGTTCCGAGAAATTGCCATCAAACATTTTCAAGTTTGATAACCCGTTCCGTCCATTGCTGAGTGCGTTAAGCACTGGCGCTTTGGCAGCATTCCTAAACAGGGGCGAGGGCAAGAAGGCAGAGGCAGAGGTCGAGGACGAAGACAAAGACACACCACTGGGCAAACTTCAGGTGAAGACTACCAGTGGCGAGGTCATCACTGTTGCGGATACGCCAGATGGCGCGAAAGTTAAGAAGAATATTGAGAAGGTTGTCAAGGACGCAGAAGACCTTAACGACGAGGAAGGCAAGTTAAACGCCCTACTGAACGACCCCTCTCAAAGAATCCATTTGCAGGGTGGCCCCGAAGCAGATGTGTCCAACGAACAAATCATTAGATTTGCTCGCAAGGTGGACAGTAACTTCATGCGTCCGGGCAGGGGCGACGAGCAGGAAGAAAAAGACAAGGCCAACTTCGCCAAGATCCTTTCAGAGATCAAGCGGGTACGCACTGAGGGAACGGTTGATCTAGATAACATTCAGGGCGAAAGCTCATTCAACCCCTTCTCTTCGGGTGGCTTTGATCCGTTCGGCTTGGCTGACATGACCTCAAAGATTTTCAAAGCAAAGGGCGAAGAGGTAAGCAAGATTGGATTCCCCGGCAGGATAGACTTAAACAAAAGTGACATCCTCAAAAAGCTAATCTTGGACGTGGTTAAAGCGAGTGGTTCGCCATTCGGCTCCACGGACCCTGAAGTCATTGGAGAGGCCGCAGAAGGAATCGACATTAACGATCCGGCAGCGACGGCACCTTCCGGTGAGCCTGTAATCCAGACGCAACAGGTTGACCCCGCTGATGCTCCTGAAGGATTGGGTGACTTGCTCGGCGCTTCTACCGCACAACCCTTAACGCTCGACCAGCTTGCGCTAGACCAACAGTCCAATGACTTCGAGCGTTTTATGAATCCAGCGGGACAGCAGTTGAGTCCCGGCATTGGCATCTCCGATGTTCGTGAGCGTGGAGCAGAGACAATGCCTATCGCTGACGTGACTGGACAAAACTTCGATGTGCCTCTCGACATCATCCGTCGTAACAACAGGCGCATGTTGCGTGAGTTCTTGCTGGTACGTGGGGCGAAGCTCCCCGGTGAGCTGACTTCTGATCTAGACATTGCTAGGGACATCCTTATCTAATGCCACTTGATAGCGGAGCTGCACTCAAACTTCTCGATGAGTTGATCGAGGACACTGACAGGGAGTCTAGCCGCAAGGCGCTAGACCTAACCCTGATGCCTGATGGCGTGGATAGGACTGTACCTACTACGCAACGGGAAGGCACTCAGCCCGTAGAAGACAACCCATTCTTCATTGGAATGAATGCACTGCTGCAACCGTCATCTGGCATCAACAGCGCAATTGAGAACGTGATCCTGTCTATGCAGGGGCGTGCAGACTTCAATCCCATTGGCAAGTTCCTAGATGCCTTCGGAGATCCGACCACAACCAAGATTAAGGTGATGTCTGAAGTCCTTGAGACTGCTGGTGTAGACGAGCTTGGCTCGGTGGACTTGCCCATCCTTGGCAAGGTTACTGGACGTGGGGCGCTTGGCTTCCTCATTGATGTGTTCAACCCTATCGACCCGCTTAACAAGCTGCGCTTGTTTGCCAAGACTGGCAAAGGCCGGATGGCAGAGCATGAGTTTGCGCTTAACGCTTGGAAGAAGTACGGCAGGCAGATCACCGACAAGACTATCGAAGGTGTCGCCAAGAGGGACGTAGTAAGGTTTGTTCGTGAGACGCTAAAGAAGGGCAACGAAGTTCCCAAGGTCGCTTTGTCTCAGCAAGCACGCGAAGGGCACAGGGCGCTTGTCCAGATTTATGGAGTCAATGCGCTACCCTTCACTGAGTTCAACGTCAAAGTATTTGAAGCGTTCTCTGGTCTAGGCAAGCTCGCGGAGAAGTCTCCGTTCATTGGCAAGTGGTTGCAAGAGATGCCGACTAGACGCCTAGCTGGTGAAGTCCTTCGCAAGCACATGACCCTGATGACTGGCCGGAAGAAAGAAAACTTCGTGATCTGGGCTGAGATGATGAGGCGTTACCGCAACGGTACTGCTCAAGAGAAAGAAATTCTTTTGGACACGATCCTTGAGGTGCCCATCGACGCTAGAAATATCATGGCTCGTGGCCTGTCGCAGGGCAAAAGCATCCCAGAGATTGTCGATGACATGAGCAAGGAGCTTGGCGAAGAGATAAAGACCATCCGTGACTTGAAGGGTCTAGACAACATCCTCGGCAATCACATCCCTGCTGCCCGCAAAGATATTGATGACATGCTGCTCGAAGAACTTCCGGGCATGAATGCTGGCGCGTTTAAGGACGTGACTGACGTACACCCGAAGATGTCGGTGCGCGAGTACAGAGCTGGCACACAGCAAAGCAGCAACGAAATTCATCGAGTCAAGGACACGCTGGACAATGTTTCGCCAGAGGTCGCTGACAAGTGGGGACTAAGCCGAGACGAATTTGAAGCCAAGTGGCTCAAGGAGCATCCTTGGGAGACTGAGCTTGCACCCAACATCGAAGACGCATGGCGTGCAAGTGTTGTCGCCGCGAAGAAGAGTGGCTTCGATGTACCAGCGCACACTCTAGACGATGTGCCCGAGGCAGCCCCTTGGCTATTCACTCGCAAGGAATACACCGACAGAGTTCTTGCTGGTGGCCGCGTAGCTGGCGAGAAGGAATGGTTTGATGGAGTCAAGGCCGCGCTTCGAGAAGGGGAGACAGTACCCACAAGGGTGCTGAGAACCTCGGGCGACCTGAGAGCAATTGCCAAGCAAGAAGCTGCACGCGCATTCAAGAAGCCGAAGGCTCCGAAGCGCAAAGTAACTACACCGACTGTACTGCGTGAGGCGCAGCTAGACCTGCCAGCAGTTATGCGCAATGAGGCTGGTCAAGCAGAGGTTGTCGTTAGGCTTGGCAGTAAGACTGGCACTGGACGCACGCTTGTCTTCGATAATGACATAGAGGCACTGCTGTACTCCATTGGTAATCGCAAGACGAGCGGGCAGCTTCAGGCTTTGCGTAAGTCTGCGCTCAAAGAGCTGAAGGCAAAGTACCCTGACCTGAACCTCAAGGACATTAGGAAGCAGGCCAAGGGCTTGGTTGATCGTGTCAACAAGATTGCACAGGATGGGGCACCCCACTCCAAGGTTGCGATCCCGGCGATGACGGACAAGGAGCTAGGCAAGTTCTTCCCCGGATTCCAGAAGGCCACAGCAAAAGAGCTGGGCAGAGCAAAGGGTCTAGTCACAAAGCGTTCCGACTTAATTGCAAAGCTCGATGAAGTGATCGCTAAAAAGGGCACAGCAAAGATCAACCATGTGGTCAAGACGGCAAACGATATCGAAGAAGCGGCTATGGGTCGTGAACGTCTAATGCTTCACATCGTTGGCAACTCCAAGGACGTGGCTGGTCGTGAGCTGAAAATCTCAGAAGACTTCATGTCTGTTGAGGCAGCCAAGACTTCGTTCGCTGCATCCAAGGCTCCCCTTGAAGAATTCGGTCGTGTCATTGATGACGACACAGCACTGCAAGACTTGGTTAGACACTCCCTAGACGAGGCTGGCATCGGAGCAAACTCCAAGCTGGCAAAGAGAGTGCGCAACAGAATTGAAAAGGCGAAGGGTGATCCTGAAAAGATTTCTGACATCCTCGCTCGTGAGCTTGGCACTGCATCCAAGAAGAGTAGGACTGCACAAGCATTGCTCCGCGATTGGGAGCAGGTCGTGGATGGCGCAGTCCTCAACCCACTGAACAAAGCATTCATTCCCAAGACTGCGGTTAAGGCAGCACGCAAGGTCATTAGGCGTGAAGAGGACTTGGCAAACGTCACTCTCTTTGAGAACTTCTACAGAACCATAGACACCAGCCGCGAACACATGGTCAACGAAGCAGGCAAGGACGTGTGGTTGTTGCGTGGTCCGGGTGGTGGACAGATCGAGATGGCTAGGCTGCCACTCTCCAAAGAATTTGAGGAGCTGAAAACCTTCATCGACGTGCAGATGAGAACGCTTGCCACGATGGAGGCTGATCTAGACTTGATTGATGACATCATGGAAGGCTACTTTGCTCGTGAGCTGGCTAAAGAAACCAAAGAGGAGCTGCATAGATTCTTCCTTGGCGTCAAAGGCTACGGTGAATGGTTCAAGAACTCCAACCACCGCTCCCTCGGGGAGATGACTTCTAGACAAATCCAGCAAGCTATGCGTGAGGGCAACTTCTCGTTCGGTCATGTACTGACTAAGCAGCAGAAGAAGAAGGCAATGGACATCATCCTCAAGCGCGAGCCTGCGCTTGGTCAGTGGTTTGAACTAGACGAGCCTATCGAGGCATTGTTTAAGCGTGTCAACCGCTCGGCTGAAGTTCGTACCCGCGCAGAGTATGTGATCGAAACGGTCAGCACCTTTGCGAAGCGTGACGCCAACGGAAAGATGATCGGCGTGCAGATCGGTAAGCATACGGAAGAGGAAATTCAACGCCTGCTTGCTGAGAATCCGGGCATGTCGATGGTCACTATTGGTGGCAGTATCGGCACGTCTAGAAACACCATGATCGACGGTCTTACTGGCCGCGTCATCCGGCAGCAGGACAACACAACCCTGAAGCTCGAAGGTGATCCGTTCAAGATGCGCAAGGCGGTTAAGGAAAACCTAGAACGTCAAGCTCCAGAGCAGGCGCTTGTAGTTGTAGACCCACGCACTGTAGCAGCAGTAAACAACCGTGCCATTCGCGGGTCTGGACTGACGCCTATCCGCAAGCGTGTAGCTGAACGTCGCAAGGGTCGAGAGATCACACGCAAGGAAGCTAGAGAGCGCGGCGTGCAAGTGGTCATGGTGCCGACCCCTATTGCAAGTGCACTTAACGAAACGTCTGCTGCGTTCCAGTCGCCCCAGTTCTTGAACAGGGTGGCACGTACCTATCAGTGGGCTATGTCCCTGTGGAAGGGCTACGCAGTTCTGGCATTTGGTTTCCATGCAAGAAATACGGTGGGCAACCTTGTCCACTACCACCTTGCAGACGCGAACCCAGTACACCTCCAGTCATCTATGGAGTTCATGTGGAAAGCGCGTGATGAAGCATTCCTGAGTGGGACTACACAGCTTGGTGGTCGTGCCGTCTCTAACCGTGACATCGTTGACTGGCTGCATAGCTTCGGAATAAAGGGTAGCGGCTTCGCTGCTGACACACTCAAAGAGGCTGGACAAGCATCGTTGAGCATGGTCGGCAAGAGTCAGTCCAACAAGGTCATCAACACCTTGAAGAATTTGAATCCGGCTGACCCCAACAACTTCTTTATGCTTCGCGCTAACCGTGCCGTTGGTACGGTCGTGGAGGACTGGAGCCGCGTTGGACTATTCATAGACGGACTAGACAAGGGCTTGCTCCCGCAGGCAGCAGCACAACGAGTGAACAAGTACCTGTTTGACTACAGCCGCGACTTCGGCAAGTTCGGACGCGGAGTTGGACAGGTCATGCCCTTCTACAAGTGGTCGTTCAACAACGTCCCCTTCCAAGTCCAAGAGCTTATAACCAACCCGCACCGCATGTCTCATGTAGCCAAGGCTATCGAGTACACTCGGGACGCAGAGGCTAACAAGGTGCCGCGCCCATTGGTGAGGAAGTTCATCAAGGAAGGTCTAGGCATCCCGACCAAGGTAAACAAGGACGGGACTATTGAGTTCTTTACGATCAAGAACTTCGTCTCCTCTGCTGACCTTAGTGACGTTGCTAAGATGGCGAAGGGATTCTTCGCTGGCGATCCATCGCAAGCCATAAAGTCGGCTGGCGAAACGCTGCTGCGTAACATGGGTGGACCCCTCAAGGCACCTATCGAGAACATCGCTAACCACAGCTTCTTCACTGGACAAGAGGTCGAGCGATTTGAAGGTGAGTCTGCGTACTACCTAGCCGACAAGGTGAAGATCCCCGGTACAGATATAGAGATGAACCTAGACGAGGTAGGCATTGGCGGGTTTATCAAGCGCAAGAACCTGAACCTGTTGCGCCAGCTCCGTCCTATCAACGAGCTAGACAAGCTGAACCCGTTCAACATCTTCGGCAAGAATCGTCCCGGAAGGCTGGAGCTTACCGAGGTTGAGCGGTTCGTGCAGTTCTTCGGTGGTGGCCGTACCTACAAGGTAGACCCCGAGCGTGGCTACAAGTTCTTCATACTGAACAAGAACAAGCGCGTGCGTAACCTGCAAGCGTTGAAGAAAAAGAAGAGGCGTCAGGCAAACCTCGATCCCGACCAACTCAAGAAAGAGTTCGAGACTCTAGACTCTATGATAAAAGCAGAGCGCCTAGAGATCAGACAGGTCAGAAAACTGTTCGTTAAATTCAAAAAGGAACGCAAGAAATGAAGTCTAGACTATGTGCTTTAGTGCTATGTGGTGTCGCTATTGGTGCCCTCTCGGGCTGTTCACTGGCCGACCTTCTGGGTCGTACTGAGGTCATCACCAAGACTGTCAATGAAGCTGGCGAAGTGATCCGGCAAGTCAAGGACATGCAGAGCAAGGGCCTTGGTGGGCTTGGCCTGCTGGAGGGTGTGCTGCTATTGGCTGGCACCTTTCTCGGCGTCCCCGCTATCACTGCTGCTGGTAAGGTTGCTGGGTCTTTTGCTTCGCGCAAAGTTGCGGAACGCCATATCAAGAAGAATGGGGCTGGAGTCTAGAGATGAACCCGACAATGATTGAACTTCTTGGTAGCGGCTCGGCTGTTGTAGCGAACATCGCTATCGTAATTCTGTTCCTCAAGGCACAGAGAAGTGAGCGTGGTGATGGGCGCAAGCAGCTCGACGCGCTCACTGCTGCTCTAGTCAAGGAGTCCGACGCGAACCGCGAGGTCATCCGTGACAACACGAAGACGCAAGGCGCAGTCATTGAGGCATTGCGCAGCAGAAACTAATTGACGTGGAGCAATCCCCGTCGTACTTTGAACTCACTGGGGAGTGAACATGGCATACAGCAAGCGCAAGGCTAAGAAGCCGAAGCGGTCAAACCTTCCGAAAAAAAAGAAGTAGGGTCCGTCGAAAAAAACTCGACGTACCCTCCTCTCTATAGTTATTAACTGAACGATAGTGAAGTTAATAACGTAGAGAGAGGTGGGGGAGGCAAGGGGCCAAACCCGATCAGCAAGCAGCAAGGAGCGCAACATGACAGTACGGGAACTTACAATCGTTGAGGGAATGCGGGACATCAAGCGTCTGATGGAGAAGTGCGGCAATCTGGAAGAGAAGATCAGCAAGCACAGTGCTGACTACGATATCGAGAAGCCTGTCTACGGCACTCCCGACGAGCAGACCGCTCAAGTACAGGAGTGGGTCCAGTCTCACACCGACTCTGTACATGAAATCTGTGACCTGAAGCGGCGTCTCACAAAGACGAACGTGGAAACGAAGGTGACGATCACCATTGGCGACAACGCCATAGAGCGCACTATCACAGAGTGGATCGCTAGACGGACACAGTTGTCTAGTCTCCATGCTAGAGCGTTTGCCTGCCTGAACGACCGGAGGCTAGACAAGAACCTTCACTTGGGAGCTTCGACTCCCGGTGCCGAGGATAAGGTCATCAACATTCGGAGGTACTACGATCCGAAAGCACGGGACAAGCAACTGGATGCCCTGCGTGATGAACCGCATCTGATTAACCAGACGCTAGAAGTCATCAATGCAACAACGCAGTTGGTGGATTGATTTATGGGGGATGCAACTTGCTACGTGCTGGACATGAGCGTAGTTGCCTGCGGAATGTCGTTACAGATCGGCCTCACCAGCCTACAGACCTAGCCGGAGATTGTTGATTGTCGGAGTGGAGCATTACGGCACATTCCCCTTTTGTTTTTGAGTGGACCTGAAGCCGCAACCATAGGAGATAGCAGGCCCGGAAACAGGCTTGCCTCCGTAAGGAGAAAAACTGGGAAACTGTGAATAGTCGCTGACGCCTGAAGCGCGACGAGAAATTAACACTCAGGCTCAAACGAGGATACGTTATTTCATAAATAACTTAACCCTTGTACGTAGCTCAATGGTAGAGCACATCCCTGATAAGGATGAGGTTGTGGGTTCAAATCCCGCTGTATAAGACATCACCTCAAGTGAGCAAGTTTCAAGAGTGCAAGACTGCAAGGTCGTAATTTCATAAGCGTAAAGGGTGCAAGCAGCAAGGACGCAGCCGATGGCGTAACGGCCTCGGAATGTCCTCACAAAGGTTTGGTGGTCACGACCTACTAGAACCTGTGAGGCTTCCCTATGGTGTGTGGTTTCTTTTTTTTTAAGGAGCGCAGTGTGGCAAAGCTGGCTGGGATAAAACCCAAGGACGCTAAGGAATCGAAGCCGAAGATAATTGTCTACGGCAAGGCAGGTGTCGGTAAGACATGGGCAAGTATAGACTTCCCCGGTTGTTACTATGTAGACACAGAGGGTGGTGCCAATCGTAAGCAGTACCGAGACAAGCTGATCGCAGCAGGTGCTACCTACATGGGACCGGAGCAAGGCAGTCAAGACTTCAACACTGTAGTTGAACAGGCCAAACTCCTTGCAACTACCAAGCACAAGTTCAAGACGCTGATCATCGACAGCTATACCAAGCTGTACAACACAAGCATCAGCGACGAGTACGCTGCGATGCAAGCGGCTGGCCGAGACATGACCAAGACGTTCGGTGCCGAGAAGAAGCCAGCAATCAACAACACCCGGAAGCTAGTCGGATGGCTAGACAAGATGGACATGAACGTCATCCTGATCTGCCACGAGAAAGACCAGTGGTTGAATGGCGATGTCATTGGACAGACGTTTGATGGCTGGGAGAAGCTAGAGTACGAACTGGACTTGGTGCTGCGAGTCACGAAGCAAGGGGCGAGCCGCAAGTCACAGGTAAAGAAAACACGCATCGAAGGCTTTGAGGATGGCGAGTTGTTTGACTGGTCATATCTAGACTTCGCTGACAAGTACGGCAAAGAAGTAATCGAGGGAAGCGTCACCCCTATCAAGATGGCGACAGAAGAGCAGTTGAGTGAGGTCGAGCATTGGATCGAGACGGTGAACGTCCCCGAGGATGTCATAGCTAAGTGGTTGAAGAAGGCCAAGGCAGATGACTTCAGCGAGATGTCCAGCGAAGCGATTCAGAAGTGCATCGAATACCTCATCAAGAAAGTGGAGGCGAAGAAATGAAGACATTCCAACCAAAGACAGACGAGGAGCTTGCAAGGGCAGGCTTGCTTGAAGGCGGCGAGTACGACTACGAGGTGGTCAAGTGCGAGGAAACGCAGTCCAAAGCTGGCAACGATATGTTCAAGGTATTTATCCGTGTGTTCGATGACGAAGGCCAGCCCAGCTATGTGACTGACTACATACTGCTGAGTGGGAGGATGGAGTACAAGTTCAAGCACTTCCTCTACTCGCTTGGCATGAGTGAAGCATACGACAGCGGGCAGATCGAAGGCGCGGCATGTGTTGGACAGGCTGGCCGAGTCAAGCTGGGCATTGAAATGTCTGACGAGTTCCCTCCCAAGAATAAGGTAGTGGACTACATCAAAGATCCAATCGAGGCAGAGGGTGCGAAGATCACCATGCCGAAGACGGAAGAAGACGTTCCGGGTGAGGAAGACATCCCGTTCTAGACACTCTGCTGGGGTGCGAGCCCCAATGCTATGGCTGCATCGGCTTTGACCCCCCATCCGGCCATTCCCCAGCAGAGGGGCAAGCACCCTAGCTCTTTCCTTGGGAGAGGACTATGGTGAAGGCAGTAAAAGACGAGAAGACGCGCTACGAGGGCACGAAGAGTGGGGGGCACCTCACTGTGACGTACACCTCACTATGTGGCCTGACCATGCCGCCATGTGGACACGAGAAATGCGGCGACAAGTTGGTCAAGAGCATGTTCGATGGTGCGCTGGAGGTGGCCGATAGACTCTTCGTCTTGACCCACCTCTACGCCGAGAAGGTGTTGGGCGGAGACGATGAGTTTGGTGAGGAATTGGCGACCCTGTACAAGGCCATGAACGAAGTCATTACAGAGGCAGCGCACAAGGCGAATCCGAATGGCTAGAGGGGACGCACTCCATGCCCGTATCGACGTGGAGTTCATCCTCTCCGATCCGAGGCTCTTTACCCTGTCCCCCTATACCCAAACAGTCTAAATGGAGCTTTGGTGCTTGGCCGTCAAGGAGCGCAAAGAGATTCTGCCACCGTGGTACACGGCAACGAGTCTGTCAGAGACGCTACACAAGGATGCCCGAAGCATGGAGGTAGCACTTACATCCTTGCAACAAGCATGTCTAGTCATGCTGACAGAGGAAAAGTGCTTACACGTAGTGGGAGTGGCATCAAAACACCCCCGGATGAAGGGTTGGGTGAAGGCTGAAGACTCCCCATACGGGGACACTACACTCCCCGTACCGTCCCATAAGGGGGCGACAGTGCCAGAGGATCTGGTAGGCTTGGAGCTATATGAGCAGGACAGGACGCTCTGTGATAACTGGGATAGTCTGCGGTCGGGCTGGATACAGACCTACCCGAACGTGCAGATAGTCACGGAGATGCGCAAGGCCCACATGTGGGAGATGGCAAACAAGAAGAACAGGAAGAAGGACCGACCCCGCTTTCTGAACAGTTGGTTCGCCCGACAGCAGAGTCAAAGCGAGGAAACAAGGAAGCGGCGTGGCAATACAGGGACGAAGACAAACTACAACGAAGCCCTTGGGCTTTAGGAGCGCACACGATGGAAGATGACAAGCTATCTAGGCTGGCGGGTAACGACAGCTCAATTCACCTGCCGACGCCCTCACAGGGGCGCACAGAGGCTCCAGTGGGGAGGCACGCAAGATGCTCCAAGTGTGGAGGCACCTATGCCTTCGACGCCGAGCGGAGCTACAACATCTGTGATGCTTGCTGCGAGAAGTTCAAGATCATGGGCGAGGACGAGCGCAACCGAGTGCTGGTCAATCTCCACAAGTCAGACGAGCTACGGAAGCTGAAGATCCCTCCCCAGTTTCACGCTGCCAAGAGTGTAGACTTGACCGAGGCAGCCCAAGAGAAGGTGGCCGACTGGTATGCCAACGACACTGGACTCCTTACCTTGGTAGGTGAGCCGGGAACCGGGAAGACCAGAGCAGCATTCGCCATTGCCAAGCGTGCCACGTTCGACATGGCCGACGCTTACATACAGCAGTGGGAGCAGACAGGTAAGTTCTCAGTCATAGACTGGGGGCAAGAGAAGTTCCGTGCCTTCCACTTCTACAAGGTGCCCGAGCTTGTTCTAGACTTGCAGACCCGAGCAGGTGTAGACCTTGAGGCATTGGACAACCAACTCAAGCGCATCAAGGCAACCGAGAAGCTGGTGATACTGGATGACCTTGGTGCCGAGAAGACCACGGACTTCGTAGTCCAGTGTCTATACACCATCATCGACACCCGCAACGACTGGGGACTCAAGACGATCATCACCACCAACCTACTGCCGGACGATCTGGCGGAGAGGTTCGATGGACGGATAGCATCACGGATCGCAGGTGGTGATCTGGTGCTACTGAAGGGTCCAGACATGAGGCTGGAAAAGAAGAAGGAGGAGCGCAATGGGTCAGACAAGGGTGAGTAAAGAGTGCTGCGTGGCGAGGATAGTCGAGGCTGGCAGTCTGCTTATACAGGAGGACGGGTTCAAGGATGCTGCCGCAGCTATGCGATGGATCAAAAATAATGCCGCAGAGAATGTGGTCTATCGAGTCTTGTGGCTAGTGGGGGAGCCTATTGAGGTGGAGATTGTTAAGAAGCGTGTCATCAAGGACGTTGAAGGGCAGCGTGTGATGGAGGGCATAGAGTGAGTGACGCAATAGACACGCTGGAAGGGTGGGCTGACTGGGTAGTCAAGACACTCAAGGAAGACAAGCTGGTCACGACCATAGGCATCAGCCGCGAACAGGCTGAGAACCTAGCCGAACTTGTCCAACTGGCCGAGCCTGAGTTGCTTGCCCAACTAGACGGCACATGCTCTGGCGATGATGACTGCCAGTGCGAAATCTGCATGGACAGGTGGGTAGAGCGTGGCGAGGCATTGGCAGACAGGATCAGAGATCATGGAGAGTGACGTTGCCACATTCATCCCGCACTTCATACGCTCACACATAGAGCGCATCAAGCGCGACGGGTACAAGACCAAGGTAGTGTTCTGCCAGAAGTGTGATGACCAAGGGTGTCTACATGCTGTGGCGTGGAGGTCAGAGACAGACCAGTGGTTGTCCATGCGCTATGGCTGTACCTGCGAGAACGCAGACAACAAAGGCTGGGGCTACCTGAAAAAGTACACCGAGGTCGAGTCTAATATCCTACGCCGAATCGCTGAAGACTTCAGCGTGGTGAAGGACAAGGACACTGGCAAGCTCAAGTGGTTCACGACTACACAAGCCTCGTATGTAGAGGAGTCCATGAATGAAATTTACTTACAGTCATCATCGTACAAAGACCTTGGGCGTGACCCAACAGTTGAAGGTGTGGTTGAGTACCTGTCTAGAACATGGCTAGACTACTACGAACACCGCATAACCTTCCAAGAGCTTGAACCTCTGCTCGGTCCACAATCATGTGTGCCGGGGAAGAGGGGCAAGCAAGTCCTTTAGTGGGGGAGTGTGTATGTCTGATATGTACTTACGCAATACCAAGGAGCCACCACCCATCATCGGGTGGGGACGGCTTATGCTCGTGGTGTCGAGTGTCCTTTCAGTCGCCTGTTTCTGGTCGGCGGGATACATCAGAGAAACGAATCAAATAAAGGAGCGCAGCGATGGAGTTTGGAGAGCAGCATCCCCTGACAGTGTTGGCACTGGCGGAACAGAACTACCACCTGAAGAAGATGGCCCATCAGATAAGGGACACAATCGAGCGCGAGACGGAGCAGCTAAAATTGCTGATGAGTCTAGAGGAAAGGATAACGTGGCTGGAGACAAATCTTGGCGTCTCCGTTACACCCGTGAGTTTAGGGTCAGCGCCTATCACAAAGATGCCGATGGACACAAGTGGGGGAGGCGGTACGCATCCGTCAACTTTCTCCCCGGAGGGCGACTTCATACCGGGGGACTCAACTACCCCAAGCTAGACACATGGGTGACGCACGGACACAAGACCGTAGCTGTCCCCTACAACTGGCGCTTCCTGCATGAGGAGTTGTCTAAGTTTGGGGAGGTGGACTACCACAAATTCAAACTAAAGATCCCCGGCTATGGCTGGGCGGTCCCGCGTGATAGAATCACTAAGCACAAACGACTAGACGTGTTGATGCACGGACGCAGAGCAGACAGGGAGGCTAGACAATGGGGAGTGAAGACACTACAGGTGGAGGTGTGGGCATACGAGTGACCAAGGCAGTCACTACAGAGAAGCAACTAGACAGAATGAATGGGACCGAGCAAGAGTACGCTTGGTACTTGCAGTCACTACTGCAACAGGGTGAGATTCACGACTGGCAATTTGAGCCGCTGAAGTTTCGCATAGGCAACGACCATAAGTGTACCTACACACCTGACTTCCTTGTTGTGAACAAGGAAGGGGAAATTGAAATCCATGAGGTCAAGGGGTTCTGGCAGGACGATGCTCGCGTAAAGATCAAGTGCGCGTGTGAAAAATTTCCTTACTTCAGGTGGCGAGCCATCAAGAAGAAGCCAAAGAAGGACGGTGGTGGCTGGGACGTTGAGCTTTTCTAGACCTCCTCTTCGATCAACGCATGTAACTTTCGCAACTCCTGCTGCAAGTATGCCTCGGGCGCATGTTCTGCAATGAACCATAACCCTTCATCTTTTGCCTGTTCATCGACAAGTCTTTTAATGTTAGACAGCTTACTGTTCAGCGCGGCAACAACTTCCCAACCTCGGTCCATCACCATCACAAAACCCTCCCAAAAAAATTTACACCACCCTAAACGCATTGCACAATGTTACTAACGATCACTCGTCTACAAACTTTTGTTGGCCTCTCGGTATGTCTAGTTGGTTTGAAATCTTGAGAGGTATCTGCCAGCTAGTATTGAAGTCGTAGCCCCCTGACTGCATCAGTCCCATGCCCATGCGACTGACCATCATTCCCCGCAACCACTTCATGTCTATGTATGGGTTCTCCTCCACCCGTATCCCTTCGGGCAGTGGGTCTTTGTCAGGGTAATACCACTCGTCACTCATGCCTCACCCCCCTCTGCTGCTGCGCGAAGTGCTTTATTGATACAGTCACCAATGCCCTTGATTGTTCGCTTTGCCATGCCAGCACCTTTGATTCCCCAAAGTTGATTCTCTGCATTTATACACTCGTCAGGCAATGCACCTGTCGCCTCCACCAGCACGGTCAGGCGGGATTGCAGGGCTGCGTTTTCAGCTTCCAAAGCATTAATGGCAGCAATGTCAGGGCCAACGCGGTCGGCTAATATCTGCTGGCAACTCTCCACCTCCGCCTCTGCTGCCTTCAGGCGGGTGAGGGCGTTCAAGGTTTCCAGCATACCATTGTAGGCTAAGTCACTTCCGTCCTTGTAGCCCGAATAAGTAT